GTAAGGCGAAGGGCCCAGCATGGCGTAACGAGTTTTTCCAGCACCTGGAGCGCCGTAAAGCACTGAAACGACAGGTTGCCAGTCTCGACGAGGCGAATAAAAAGTAGCCAGAGCTTCCTACAATTAATTGTTGTCCGATTACCATTCCTCTTTGCATTCCCATGTAGTGGGTGGGGTAGGTGTCAATCGCCGCAGACAAGCCGCGTCTCTTGATGGTCTGGACCACACTCCAGAGCTTCTCGCCAGCCGGAGCTGAGATAGATCCAACCTCATATATGAGTTGTGGTCTCGCAACGTCGGCTGCCGCGACGCAATGCTCGCAATCGCACCCTACTTCAGGCTTCTTGCAGTAGTGTGCGGCCTGATAGGCTGAACCTCGGCGGGGTTCCCAATGAGCTTGCTTATGACAATCCTTCTTGAGTTGCTTCATCCTCATTTCCTTTGGAAATTGGACGAAGCCTTGGAGGTGAGGGGTACCTTCGGCCCCCACTTCCAGTTGAACCACCAGGTAGTTGACGACCCATTGCTTGAGCAACTCGAGGTCCCCCGGTCGGCCAGGGTGTGACCGACGGGGGTTGTTGATGGTGAAACACCAGTCTTTACATTTTCCCTGATAGCGAACCATGATCTTTGAAAGTGTGTTGGCGGGGTGGGCTGGGTAATACTGCGCCAGCCCACCCCGTCTCTTTTTCATCAGCGCGTCGCGGTGACTTTTTGGTGACTTTTTTTAAACTCGAAAGTTTTATTGTTGGTGGCGGCCGACTTTTGTTAAATGTCGACTATAAGTCCTTGTTCTCTCCATCTAGCCATGGCTTTCTTGGTCTCATAGTGCCAGGTCAGCGAAGCTGCCCTGTAGTCGAATTCATCTACGTAGTCTTCCTTTCGGGGATAGGGATACCTTTCCACAAGCTTTGCCCAGGTCACTACGGCTGGTGGAGCCTTCGAGACCTTTGTTGGTGGTGGCGGCGCTGCTTGGGTGGGAATTTCATCGGCAGTATCCGTGCGGCCAAGCCTCATATTAAATATCCTGCCCTTTCGGAAGAATTCCACATGTTTGGCCTTTTCGACCAAACCTGCCTGGTCACGACGTGCCTCTTCGTCATATTGTCCCTCACGCATAATCCAGTAGTCTGCGGTCTCTGGTCTCATGCCATTGTAGGTCAAGAACCTCATAAGATAATAACGTTCGTTTCGAGTCTTGTGAAGCTTCAGCATATCATCCTTGGCAATGGGGGGCCATTTTGAGAATGGGAAGAAGATGTCACCTTCTTCAAGCTCCAACTGGAATTGCTTGGAAATTGACATTTAGGTGGTAATTTTTTATTGCGCGTTATTGCGCCTAAGAATTAAACCATTCATCCATTACGTCATAATGTTTTTTGGGGGTAAACGCTCCCTTGCCACGCAAGATCTCGTACGTATACATCTGGTAGGGTGCCACCTTGAGTACCTCAATCATATACCAGCGCTGGTGCCACTTGCGGTGGACCAGCTTGGTGTATAGTCTGTATGTGGAGTCCCACTTAAAGAAGTTCTTGATACACTCTGCCTCTGGCCTTTTTGGGTGTTGGGAGTTGGGCAAATACCATGCCCAGAAGTTATTCGCAGTTTCCTCTTCAATCTTTTGTCTTTTTGAGGGATGTTCCATGTTTTGGTAATTAATTTTTTAGAATTAATTGACCAAAAGGGAAACTTCCCTTGTCTCAAAGGAAAGTTCCCTTGTGCGATTAAACTCGCAAATTAATTTTATTGCGATCATTCCTTGTACGACACACGAGAGTAGTAACTGAGGGTGGGGGCCATCGAGATGGTGTTTGCTCCGGCCACAATGTGGAACGAGTTGTCGACAATGTCTGCCACCGTACCACCGTTAGTTGCGTTGAACTGTACCTTCACGGGATTCTTGAAGTTGATTGACATCTTGAAGGGCCGGACCAGTCCGTTGACAGCTCCGGTCCCCGCGGCATCATTGAAGCCGCTAGGATCGCCCATGACAATGGTCTTGTCCTTAAGGACTCTAAACCGACCGAAGTTGTTTGGGTTTTGGAATGCGTTGATGGTTGCGTCAGCAGCAGAGCCATCATTGAGAAGCTGAGCTCCAGTCATCTGGGCAGCATTAGTCTGCATGTCCTGGACCAACATCAACCGGATGTAGGAGGCGGGGTCCGCTCCGGCCTGGGCAGCCTGCGCGGCCGTGGTGATGTGCCCCCGAACCTTGATCTTGTGGACAAGAATGCTGCGCCCAATGCGGCCATTTAACGCAGCAGATACCTTCGGGGCACATAGACACAGAGGTGTCGCAACGGCAGCGTCACCCAAGTTGATGGTTGTTTCCGGGTCCTGCATGGTGGTGGCTACCCACGTGGTTGTTACCACGGGGATGGCGACGAGGGTAGACTCACAGTCAAAGTACTTCATCTCGCCCGTTACTGCGGCTCCTCGAGCTCTGGCCACGGAACCGTAGCCAGAACGTTGTTGGGGGGCATTCCTCTTGGCGAGGTAATCCCCCCGGGTCACGGCACGCTTGGGTGCCTGGGTTTCTGCGAACTTCGCATTCTTGTTAACCGTGTAATGAATCCCTGTACTGGTGTAGGGCATTTTGGGAACTGCGCGGCGAAAAATTTATTTCTAAATTTGGTTCGCGTCGCAGTAGGGCGGCAAAACCGGTTCGAATAAACTCGCGCTTACTTGGAAATTAGAAATGGCACACCGTGAGGAATTTGAGGAGGTGGAATCACTGGATTCGAATGTAGGATCTGAGGATTCATCAGAACCTGATTCACATTTAGAGGTTGAAGATGAGGCAGGGGCCATGGAAGGTTACCCTTCTTAATTACATAGCCTTCCTTAACGAAGAAGATGATGTTGTCGATTCTTCGGTCGAACGCCTGCCAACGGTCAGGCTCGGCAAAAATCTTTGGATACCATTCGTTGGGTGCACGGTTAGAGGTAAACACAATATTCCTTGCCAGGAGTTGATGGAAAGCGCCTTTGGTATGGACCTCCATGGGGTAGCGATCGCAAACCCGAAGCCAGGTAGTATATGGCATCTGACCGTAGAAGTCGTCGAACACCAAAGTCTGGTGCTGATCGGGACGGTAGTCCCCGAAGAAAAACTGACCTCCCTTCACCGGGTAGTCGGCCTGGACGTAAGGCGAAGGGCCCAGCATGGCGTAACGAGTTTTTCCAGCACCTGGAGCGCCGTAAAGCACTGAAACGACAGGTTGCCAGTCTCGACGAGGCGAATAAAAAGTAGCCAGAGCTTCCTAC